GATGGGAATTTCTGCCCGTATATATCTACTCTAGCGTGGATTGCGTCGGCTACCGAGCCATGCTTGAGAATGTGAAACAGAAGATAAACCTATGACGCAATTATCCATCCAGATCAACAACGCGGATATTGTGCGCCGAGGCTTGCAGGATTTGTCGGCGGAGATCCCGAAAATCGGGCGCTTGCAAATCTATCAGACATCACAGGCGATTGTCCGCCGGATGAAGATTTACCCGCCTGAGCGACCGGGGCAGAGATATATCCGCACAGGCAGGCTCGGCGGTGGTTGGATGATTATACCGAACACAAACGGCTATACCACGCGCAACGATACACCATATACAAAATATGTCGTGGGTAACGCCTATGGCTTGGAACAAGCCTGGATGCACGAAGGGCGCTGGAACCTTCTGCGCGACGTGCAGGAGGAGGAAGTCGCGAAACTTCCGAAGGCAATCGAAGAGGAGATCACGATGGTGACGCGCCGCGTAGGATTGTAAGGAGACAAACATGGCAATTAAATTGCATTACATTGGCCGGGGTGACGCGCTCATACACATACCCGCCCGCGACCTGATGGACGAAGATTTCGCCGAGCGTGCGGAACTCTGGAAGGAACTTGGAATAGATGAGGCCGGGATGCTTGCAAGCGGCCTGTATGAGAAACCAAAAATAGAACAGCCGAAGAAAATCAAAACGGCTAAGGAAGGTGAATAATGGCTGGTCGTAGAAGTTTGAGAAAGCTCCAGTTTTACAGGGAGGCAACAGCCGGGACAACCTCATCCGCGACATTTATTTTTCGCGGCATCGGGACGATCCTGGACAATATCCAGGTGCAACGTGTCAGTGAGGACATCGGGATTATCAGCGGCACGACCCGCACGAATGTACCCATGAAGGGTGGGACGCTGGCAATTAGCCAAACCCCCGCGACATTTGAGGGTCTCCTGCACATCCTTGAAATGAGTGTAAAAACCGTTGCCGGTTCCCAGGACGGCGCAGGGACTGACTACATCTATACCTATGCGTTCCCCACTACCGCAGGCAACGCGATCAAAACTTATTCCATCGAGGGCGGGGATGATAACGAAGTTGAGCGCATGGCGTATTGTTTCGTCAAGGACTGGACGCTATCCGGCAACGGGCGCACCGCATACCAGTTGCAGGCGAATATCCAGGGGCGCGCCCCGGCCCTGGGCGCCTTCTCAGCCGGTCTATCCCTGCTGGCTGTCAACAACATGAATTTCGGATTGACGAAAATCTATCAAGATGCGATTGGCGGCACGGTTGGAACGACGATCAAGTCCAATACGGTGCGGGGCGTCAATTTCAAGTTTGCATCAGGAATTGAGGCGAAGGATACCGCAGACGGGCGGCTCGACTTCTCTTTTGCACAGGGAACGGATTATGTAGTTACCTGTGATTTGGAATTCGAGCATGACGCAATCGCCGCCGCGCAGAAAGTTTTATGGCGCGCACAAACGCCTGTCCTACTGCAAGTCAAAGTCGAAGGTTTGACGGCATTCGCCACTCCCGGCACGACATACAGCGTCCCGACGATGAAGATCAATCTCCCCGGCTATTGGGAGAGCTTCTCGAAGATCGGGGAGGCCAACGGTAACGATATTGTGACAGGTAAGTTTGTGTCTGCGTACGATACCACAGCCGCCGCCGCTGGGTCGATCATCGTTGTAGTTGAATTGGCAACAGTTCCATAACGCGCTAATGCGCGAGAAAGTAGTTTGTAATGTCTGAGGATATACACATTAAGTTTTTGTTCGACGCGAAAACAGTAGGGAAGCGCCTGAAGTGGAAAGACATAAAAAAGGTGCAAAAATTCAGGCGCTTGAAAGCACAAGGCAACGATATTAACGACGAGTTTCTGGAACAAATCCAGATTCTATCCTGTCGCTTCATGGCTGACGAAAATAATCAGTACCTTCCGCAAGACGAAGCGTATGCAATATTTGATGAATTGAGCCGGGATGAAGCGGCGGATGCTATCAACAAATTTAGCGAAGCACTTGTGGAATCTACCATCCCAAACGCGAAAGGGGGTCAATTGAACTCTACTTCAGAAGTCGATTCCCTGACCCCGCAGACCTCCCCGGATGGTTCGACGTTGTAGTGTTGGCGTTCGCTTTGCATCAATTACCCTGGAAAATCACAGGCGAAAAACCGTCGCGCTGGCGGCGGTATGTATGGCAATTAAGGCTCACTTTATATATCAATGAATTGAATGCAAGGCAACAGCGCGAGATAGATGCAATGAGGAATCAATAAACGCCACGCTCGGCAATCATATGGCAACCTCTGCAAAGAGAAATTAGGTTTTTGAGAACGTTGGCCTCTTTATATCTTTCGATACCGAAATTTCTAAAAGGAACTTTGTGATGGACATCCAAGTGACGACCATATTCTCTTTCAGTAATGCCACAGTTCTGGCATGTGTACTTGTCGCGCTTGCGTGCGGAGCGTTTTTGCTGAAACCAGTTTCGACCATAGTTATGATCGTATTCTCCTCCGCGCCAATTCGGGTGCTTAACAGGGTCTTGTCGAATGTGGTTGTACCAGCATTTAGTAGAACAATAGCGGCTTGCCTTTTGTTTTCCTGGAACATAGTAAATCGTTTTGCATTGTTCGCAAATCTTTTCCAAAAGTGGCTTGTGAGGGCGGGTGCGTCCCTTGTTGGCTTTTCCTACGCGGCTAATAATTTCTCTAAGCCTATCTGTAAGGTGAATGGATGAATAATTTTTCTTCTTGCACTCTCTGGAACAAGTGGATGTTTCATATGATGGCCTTACCCGAAAAGGCTTTTTACATACAACGCACACTCTTGTTTCTATTTGGGAATTACGTCAGCAGGCGCGCGAACAAAAGCGAATTATCCTATCGCTGCGCCCTTGAAAATGCTTTCCACATTGTTCGCAGTGAATTTCGATTAGTGACATGGTACTCCAAACAAAATACCTCTCGCATCGCGGGCTAGCGCGACACGAAAGGTATATGGATTTTAACATGGAAACGCCTGCTAGCCCAGACGAATTGATTTACAAGGATTATATCACATGGCTGCCGAAGTAGAGATAGTGATAACGGGGAAGGACGAATTTTCGGGAGTTATGGGGGGAATAGTTGGATCATTCGGCGACTTCGGAAATATCGTCACTGGTATCAAATCGGCTCTTGACTTGGCTGCCGGTGCAATTGATGCTGTGCTTACGCCGGTTATTGCGTTTGGACAGGAAGCCATCCTTACCGCCGCACGCGTAGATGAACTTAGAGTAGTCAATCAGGTTTTAGGAGAAACTGCTGGAATTCCGGCGTTATATCTTGAAAAGATAGCGACATCAATTCGCAGTATGGGTATCGAAGCGGGAATTGCCGAAACAACAATCGCGGCGTTTATTGGTGCAGAACTCGATTTAGCGTATGCTACTGACATTGCTCGTATTGCTCAGGATGCAGCAGTTATTGCAGGACAAAATTCAAGTCAGACTCTAAAAGATATTGTATATGGTATTGAAACTCTCAACCCGCTTGTATTGCGCCATGCCGGGATTGTCGTTGATCTACAATTGGCATACAAAGAATGGGCGGATGAAAACGATAGAACAACAGAAAGCCTGACCACTGCCGAAAAGCAGCAGATAGCATTGAATGAGGTATTGGAAGCAGGCGTAGGGATTGCAGGCGCGTATGCCGCTGCAATGGAAGAGCCTGGAAAAGTATTGCGCTCATTTCCCCGATACTTCGATGACATCATGGTCGCTATTGGTGAACCATTTCAGGAGGCGTTTGGAACTGTCATTTTTGCTATTGCCGATCTTGCTAAATGGTTTGGTAAGGCTGTCTCAGAAGGCGGTACTTTGCGTCCAATCCTGGAAGATATTGGGAGAATTGCTGCAATCGCAGGTGAGGGGTTTGCAGAATTAGTTGATATTTTTATGAAACTGGTAAGCGGCGATATAGTCAAATTATATGATCTTGGTGCTGCGATGCAATCGTGGAAAGATGTAAATCCAATCTTCTATGATCTTGGAACAGCATTGAGAATTATTCAGCAGGCTCTTGATAATGGTGATACGCTCTGGGGCGCATTGATTACAGCGGCAGACAGGTTAGGTGGTTCTGGCAGTCCATTAGCTGGAGTTCTTGAGTATATTTTAGATTTAAAAGATGCTTTTGGTGAGGGTGATGTTATAGGTGTAATTGGCTTTGTTCTCGCAAGTATACCAATAGAAGATATTGCTACTTGGGTTGTTGATTTGACGGACGAGATTGACGTTAAGCTGGCGGAGGCGATAAAACTTCACGATTGGACGGCATCTGGTGATGCGTTCGGAGATGCGCTACTTGCAGCATTTGGAGCAGGTATAGAGAGCAATGAATCGGAAGCCGTTCCTGCTATTGGTCAGGCAATCAGCGACTGGTTCTTTGGTGCTATGGGATTGGCAGATTTCTTTCCTAGTTGGAAGGTTTTCTGGCAAAGAATGTTAGATCAAGTTACAAGCCAGGAAAATTGGACTGCAATCGGTATTGGCTTTGCCGATATGTGGAGCTATCTTGTATTAAGTATTCCAAATATGATTGCTAATGCTGACTGGGCAGCAATCGGTATCGGCTTTGCAGACATGTGGAGTTATGTCGTTCTTGCTTCATTAGACACTCTTGGAGAAATCGCGACAGGTTTCATGGATATGCTCACCTTTCTCTTTGTAGAAATAGTGGATTTTATTGTTGGCACTGATGATTGGCGACAAATAGGAGAAGCTATCTCTCAAGGTTGGCAAAAGGCTGTGGATTTCGATTGGTCTTGGGATGCTGACAAATGGGTACATGAGAAAATCATCGACCCTATAAAGAAATGGCTAGGCATTTCCAGTCCATCAACCGTCTTTATGGAAATTGGCGTCAACATCGTTGCGGGATTGGTGGCTGGTCTTACCGCTGCAACGGCCTGGTTGATAAATACAATTCAAAACATCGTTGCATTATTACTAGCCCCCTTCGAGCCGATATTGAACCTGCTTGGTATCGACATCAGCAGCTTGACCAATCCCACACCCATCCCGATTGGTGGTGGGACAGGCAGCGGGACTGGCAGCGGGACTGGCAGCGGAACGGGAACGGTCGTCAATCAATACTTCGCGGGCGCGACGATCAACGTCGGCTCGTGGGGAGAAATTGCTTATGACTGCATTTATCCCAACCCGTTCATCGCAGCGACCAGCGGGCAATTAGGCGGCGGCGTATGAATCTGCTTCTATTGACGTGGAACGGGATTAGCATCAACAACGGCTCGCCGTTCTATTCCGATTTCCCACCCGGCTCAAAGGTCAATATACACGGCAACGTCGTTACCGTTCCGCGCGCAGATAACTATCCCTATGTATCGGGGATCGTAGCAGATCCGCAGTCTCTTATAATCCGGGTGAGGATTGCAGCGGGACAGGATATTGACACCAATCGGGAACTACTCAAGCAGTATTTCAATTTTGAGGACGGGCAGCGTCATAATCTGATTGCGGAGAATGGAGCAAGCGGAACGCAGTGGTACGTGACCGGCTTTGTACGCGACGTCCGAAATGAGGGAACGAATAAAAATTCCTTCATGGTCTTATTCCAGATCGAGTATCCATACTGGAAACTTGTCACGGCGACCGATACCAGTTGGAGTGTAACGGCATCCGGGCAGACGCAGGCGATCACCAACGCAGGTAACCGCAAGATCGGGCCGAAGCTGACCCTGACCCCCACCAGCGCGAAAACGGGCGGGCTGAGTTATCGGCGCTGGATACCGATTTATAACAATATGGATATATCCTATATTGCGCCGCTGGACATTACTAATGGCGGGCTGGATACGGCGACACTCACCACTGCCAAGATGCAGGCAGACGGGGATGATTTCCTGGTGCTTGTGGATGGGGTCTTTGTAGATAGATGGCTTCAGGACATGGATACGGCAACGACGAAATGTTGGGTCAATCTAAACCTGGGGCCGCGCCGTGAAGGGACGACGAATACCAGCATAGCGGGCAGCGGGGCGATCACGACCATCACGCTATCAAAAACAAAAGCTAACCTGGAATTTCTACACGCGATGGCAGCGGCGGTCAACAAGGTCGTGCTGATCGATTCGGAGGCATTTACATTTACAGGCGCCAATCTGGTAACCTATCAATTGACAGGTGTAACACGTACCAAAAAAGATACGACCATCGCGGCGCACACCGCGCCGAAAACTGTACGCTGGATCGAGCATGACATCTGGATACTCTACGGGGATAGCACATTGACCGCCCCGGATGTGGACAATGATAACAAGCCGATGTGCTCACTCGCGTCCACAAACGGGGCATGGGTGCTTACTAACTATTTTCAGGCAACCGGCGCACGCACGGGCATGTGGAAAGGGGAGGTATTATCATCCCGAACAGGCCTGTCATACGTCTATACCGCGCCGGATAATACATTTGCTGACCCGTCCACATCCCTGGGGCTGGCATTGATAGGGAGTGCGGACTTCCAGGTACAGAATGAGACAGGTACGCTGGATTGGATATTCTCCCACCCCGCCACGATCACGACTGTTTTGTTTTCGGGTGATAAGTATATGAGTGGCTCGTGGCCTGCCATTGTAGGGCTTCAATATCTCCAGACAAATGCCGTATGGTTCACGGCTGACAACCAGGCCGAACCGACCGTTACTTATTCCTGGCAGAGTTTTGGCCCCACGACTGCCAACCTTGCATCTCCCTACCCCTCCGCGATCCGCTTTGTAATCGATGGCCTGCTGTCATCTGCCATCAGCGAGATGGCACTGGCTCAATTCGACACGGTAACCGTCACCTTTTCGAGTTCCAACCTGCCAACCATTGCGGTAGGGGCTGAGGCGGCGGCGTATTACTTCGATGCTACGATCACCAACAATACAAGCACGGAATATATTAAGTGCGCCGTGCCTTGCTTCCTGAATGAGACGGTGACAATTGACTGCGAAGTTAAGGATGCGTATCTCTCAGACGGCTCGCGGGTCAATGTGACGCTATCCACCGACCGCGCCGAATGGCTGGATTTATCTCCCGGCGCGAGTACCCTGCAATACGACGATGTGGGCAGCAACGCCGTTACCGTGCATGTGATTCATCGCGATAGAACCCTGTAGGATCATAGATGTTATGAAGTTTATCAATGTAAATTACTCGCACTTTTTCCATGACTTCTTGTATAGCGTTGGAAAGTTCTACAAGCCCTTCGCTAATAACCTCTACCATTTTTGGGATTTGGTTAAGAAAGAATATGAGCCGCTCGAATTTTTGTTCTGCTTTTTTGCGCCTACCAAATTGAACGCTGGCCCTGGAGCGCAAGTATCTTTTACCGTGCAATGTCTTTTTCATGGATAAATTTTAACACATGCCTAGCAATTTGAGAATATTCGACCATTTTTCCAAACCTTTGTGTTTTCTAGAAGCACCAACGACGCCACGCTCATGGCTCCTGAACAGCTTCGGCAAGGCGGAGTTTTCCGTAGGCTTGCCATATCTCAAGGACAAGTTCACGCCAAAAGAAGAAACGGTCATGCAATACGGTAACCTTGTATTCGTGGAACATATCCCGTCCAAGGACGCGGCGGGAACAGCAAACGGGAAATTACCGGACTGGACGGGTATCATCCTGCCTGATAGGAATTGGCCTGACAAGATTCTGAACGCAACCGCATACAGCGCGGAAGCGATATTAACCTTTCGCCCCATGCCGCTGACCAAGATAAGCGGCACACCAGGGAGCATGTTCAAGCAGATGCTGGACATGGCACACACGATTACAGACGATATTGTCATTCAGCCGGGAGTTATTGAGGACATCCCCGAAACGTTCGGGGATAGCCTCGCCACGTCCGCCTATGACCACATCAAAAAATTATGTGCCAATTCCGGCATGGATTGGGACGTGACCGGGCAGATAGATGGGCGCGGCAATCTGCAACTATACGCCAACCTGTACAGGCGCAAGGGCGCGGTCACGCGCCTGGAACTGACAAGAGACAATGTCGAGGGCAGCGGGCCTCTCCTGACGGAACAGGGAACACCATATAACGTCATCTACGGATATTCCCAGGCATCCACGAAAGAGAGCCGTTATTTCGCAAAGGGGGTCAATCAGGCATCAGTGGATAAATATGGGGTGCTGGCGACCAATATCGTTTTCTCCGGCATCACGGATCAAACATCCCTTACCAACGCCGCGCAGACAGCGGCGGATAACTCGCCGCCGCGCATGAAACTTCATCGCGTCGCGCTGGATATTGGCAAGACTTTTGACAGTTTGGCGGCGGGCAATACCATCACCGTGCGAGATAATACAGTTGGTTTCAAGCCCGGCGGGGGCTTCGGGTTTAGCGCAGCCGCGCGGATATTATCACTGGATTACAACGACCTGACAATAGGCAAAGCACCGCTTAATTTGGAGATCATCTAATGGCAATCGTGAATGAGAGCGGCGGCGGCGGTTCTTCCACAGATACGGGCGTCTGCGCCATCTCGCCATCTGATTTAGTCGGTTACACGGGCAACGCCCTTAACCGTATCAAGGACTTGGAACAGAGGGTCGCGGAATTGGAAGCGGCGATTGTCCAGGTGAACCAACTCTCGGATTTGTCCCAGCAGGTCGGCTGGGTGGGCAACGTCATCTATATGGGAGTAGAGGGCTGGACACAGACCGAATACGGGACGCTGATACCGCCTCCCGGCGTGAGTTTCTCGTCGCTCGGCTTCACGCTCTCAGACGGCAATACCTACCCGTTCGTCGTGATGGACGAAAACGGCGTGTTGCAATATGGATTTACCAATACCGGGGAACTGGCCGGGGCAATGGGAACCGCAGTAGCAAAAGATACACTGGTTTTATCGGCTGCATCCCAGACCCTGAATTCATTCAACCAGGCGATTAGCTGGAGCGCAATTCAATTCCAATCCGGGACTTCGATGAGTTGGACTTCCGGCAGCACGGTCACACTGGCCGTACCAGGAACTTATGCAATTACTTATAGAACAGAAGCTACAACAGCATGGAACACGCCACCAACCGCCACAAATGATCTATACATGCACTTTGCCACACAATTGGATAGTGGCGGTGTCAGTAATCCGCGCTTTCATTTTGTCAGATCAGGCACAGATTTCTTGCCTGAATTCAGGACGATCATTATCCATAAAACAGCAAGTCATACGACATCACTGACAGTTAATTTTAGAAATGCCGACGGCTCGGTTGACCTGACAAGCTCGCTTGCAATCGTGCGGCTGGATACCAGATAACCCACCCGTTTAGAAAACTCATGGAGAACTTATGCCATATAGAAACTTAGCTAGAGAATACTCAACTACCACAGGCACAAGCGACTGTGTCCTTACCGGCGCGGTTCCCGGCTGCAATACCTGGGAACTGGCTGGGATCACAAACGGCGAAGTCGTGCGCTTTGGGATCATCACCTACTCGACAACATCCAACCGCCCGACACACTCCGAGATAAGTTTGGGGGCATATAACACTGCAACAAATACAGTGGCACGCACAACGGTAGAATCATCAACAAATGCCGGGGCAAAGATTGTATTGACGGGATTATCCGAAGTTTACATTTGTCCTAGCAGAAAGGACTTGCCGGTCTTTGCAGCCTATTACGGATCGACATTGGTGGTCAATGATACAGTGGATAATGCGCTGCTGGATGTAGATACCGAGTGGACAGACGAACACGGCCTAGCAACGCTGGCAAGCGACGTAATCACGATTAATTATCCATGCTGGGCGAGTATCTCCATGCACGTCACATTCGACGCGGCGTCGGCTTTCAATGGTTATGTCCATGTCGAGTGCAACCAATACGGGCAGGGAACCCGCAAAGGATACACGACCGCGATGGGCATCCTGGCAGATACAATTTTTCTTGGCCCGTTCCTGTTCAACGTTACAACAACGCAGGCGGTTAGTTTTCAATTCGACAACCACTTGGGCGCGAACGCGAACACGATTATCAATGACGTGCAGATAGAGGCGTGGCTGAAATGATCGGCTTTGACGGGATCGGCTTCCACGCCATAGGCGAGATGATTACCAATCTCTCCGCGCCGCTCACCTTTGAGCCGGTATCCCGCATCGTGGCCGGGGGCTGGTCCAACGGCAGACCGGCGGAAGTGGCGGTGCTGGGCGCTGAGTTGCTTTGGGATAATGATGATTTTATCGTCTATGACAGCGGCGATCATATCAACTGGTCATAGGAGATTACATGACAAACAGATATATAAGCACCAACACAACCACAGGCGCGCCCTCAGGCGAAAAGACAACGCTGGTTGGAACGGAAGTATTCCCTATTTCGGGCAACCAAGTCGCGCTCGTGTCCTCCATCGCCACCTATACTCGCACCGTTGCGGGATGCTATGCAATCCCGGCGGGCTTCGCCTCCGTCAATCCTGCTGATGCAACGACTTATTACTTCGGCGCGTTCCCGCATGTAGCGCTTGGGACAACCGCAGCCATACAGCGGCTTTACGTCATGCGCGCCGGGACGGTAGTCGCCTCTGATGTTTTTTTGGTTGCCACGACCGGGACGAGTGAGACAAGCACAATCTCATTCCGCCTGAATAATACGACCGATACAACCATCTCAAGCGCCGTGGCTTTGAACGCGTCGCCGTTCCACGTGCAAAACACGGCGCTCTCTATTGCGGTAGTGGCCGGGGATTATTTCGAGATCAAGTGGGTAACGCCGACCTGGGTGACAGATCCGACGAACGTGCTGGGCTGGGTGCAGGTGTTTGTAAGATAGCACTCCCCCATAAAAACAACACTCCCGCTTCGACTTGGGAAATGGAAGCGGGGGTTGCAGAAACTAGCAAAGGGCGACGCTGGCGGCGATTTCTCTTTTAGTTTCCTGTCGGGCAGGGTTTCTCTGCTGTATTCGGGTGGCGGCGGTCTAAAGGAAGAGGCCACTACCTCCTAAAGTGTAGCACTTTCGGCTACGCGTGTCAATCTAATTCAATAGGCATCGAATTAGATTTAGGGGCGATAATCAATGTATTTCGTGCTTTTCTTGCAGTTACAAGAAAGACAAAGCGGCTGGGCGTTCTCAATAGTATTCCTACCCCCCATACTCAAGGGGAGTACGTGGTCAAGAGTTATTTCGACTTCAGGAGATCGTCTGCCACAACACAGACAGGTATTGTTATATTTTTCTTTCAGATCCTCCCATTCCTGATATATGATTTTCCCATTGTTGCCGTTGGCGCGAGCGCGGTAAGAATGGGAAAATATTGTCTGAATACGCGGAAATAACCCTACCACCCTCTTTTTTGGAAGATAACTGGCGTCTAGATAAACGGGAGGCGGTTTTGTTGTTTTTGTTTTAGGTGGTTTAGAAATACGCGCATCTCGTCCGCTGTAAACGCATGACCCTGGGTATCTACCTGGCTTGGGTTCTCTTTTGAATTCCGATAATTTATGCTCTACCCCGCACCTTGGACAAAAGCGTGTTAAAATCTCTTCCATCGAAGCACCTCCGTTGTGCTGAGATCACGCTCCCGGTGTTCCATCACGCGGGAGCACATTCGTTCTGATTATAACACAAAGCCCCCTAAGTGGGGGCTATTGGAGCCCAACGGACTTGCGTTAGCGGCGGCGGGTTGTTCCACGCATTACTGAATGCAGTTCACCATTTTCAGAAACACCAACATTTTCGCGGACGTCATCAGTCGTCCGCTGCACGCCGTGTTGGGCGGCGCACACAGGGCAACTTTCTGGATATTCGTGACGGCTACAAACAATATGCCTACATATTTTGTAAGTTGCAAAACTATAACATGCTTTTCCGCAAGCATCACAAATTTTCATGCTTCCTCACTTCCTGGCGGAGCGTCCGCCCAACGGGGCGCGTGAGCCGCCACTAATTACCAATTGGACAAAGTGCATTATGACCACCAACAGCGTGACCGCACTTAGGACAAACAGTCGGCTCCACGCCGTGTTGGGCGGTTTGCTTTGATGGCAGCAAAACAATTGGAAGATCATTACTTCTTTGCTCGGTCACAGAGCCATCCCTGTGAATTACTACTTGTTTTTTCTCGTCTGACATTTTATTTTCCTTTCAAAGTCGGGTAGTCCGCCCAACGGACTTGGGTTAGACGCTTGGCGTTTCACGCGCAAGCGATTCATTGAGCAATGCAATATCTTCGGCGGAGACACCGCAGAACGGGCAACCAGTAGCCAAGTCGCCTGCACGCATTTGTTGGGCGGCGATATAGTTTGGGGAATGATTACAATCGCAGATACCGCCGTCAATTTTACGATGACATCCCCCACTATCATGCTCGTCTATCGAATGTTTGCAATATTGACAATTCATTTCAAAATCTTTCTGTTGAGCTAGTCCGCCCAACGGTTTGCGTTAGTGGCTTTGGCGGCGATATAGAGCCACAAAAAATTTGCCACACAGTAGCCAAAGTCCACTGCACGCGATGTTCGGCTGGCAAGCCGTCCCTGTGCAAGCCCGTGTTAGCCCGCTACTCGGAATGGAATTTCAACTTATCGAACCACCGAGACGGCTCGAAGCGACCAACGATTTTCTTAGCCTTCTCGATTACGCCAGGCGCAGGATCATCATCCAAGAACCAGAGTGTGTATTCCCACGGATCACCCTTCTTTGCCTTATGGACTTCGACCTGACCTGCGCCGAACTCATTAGCAAGAGCCTGATTCGCTTTTGTATAGTTCATAACCTATCCTTTCAAGAGCGGGCTACTTTGCAGTCGGCGGTAGGGTGATAATGCAATGGTTCGCCGCAGTTTGGACAAGTCGGCTCCACGCTTTTGTTAGCTGGTTGCATTTCAGGCAAACCAAGCCCCATGAGTTTGATACACGGCAGGCAAAGTTCATTCCATGCCGAATAATGAGTTGGATACACCTTTACTTTTTTACCACAACGATCACATTTTTCCATGATTACCTTCTTTCTTGAAGAGCCAGCTAACGATTAGTTGCTCGGCGGGTCATCGAACACAATACGACCTTTTGCAATCACTTTTGGTTGCAGGTTGAAAACTTCGGGAATCTCCGCCGAGTCAACTGCACCCGTAGTTGGGCGGCTCAATCTCCAAACCTCCAACGCCAAGTCTCCAGCAATTTGATGATATTTACGGACAAGAGTTGCAATTTCTTCGCGCAACTCATTATAGTTAGGATTGTCACAGCAGAATTCCGCAACAGTGTCGATCTCTTTTTCTAAATCAACGTTCATTTCTACTCCTTACAGCGCACTGTCCAATGGTCTTGCATTACTGGCTGGCGATTTATACATCCAACCACGCTCGGCAAGACCACACAAATTCACCAATACGATAATTAGCCCACGCCCAAAGCCCACGCTTTGTTGGGCGGAATTTACGGCATTTGCAGGTTTGACGCACGCAAGCACCATCATAAGTATCATCAGACAAGTGCGTACCATGAAACCTTTGGGGGTGATTGCATTCACAAAAACTTTCTTTCACGTTTACCTTGCAGGGCTTCCGCCCAAGGCTTGCGTTAGCGGCTGGTTGCGGGATTGCAAACCGAACAGTTGATAGCGATACCATCGGCGCGGATGATACCTTTATCGCCACACGCCCAGCAACCAGTCGGCTGTGCAAGCGGTTGTTGGGCGGCTTGTCTATCTAGCCAACTTGCAAAATCAAACCTTGCAAAATGATCGTTTACCTTAATTTTTCTTCCTGCTAGTCTCAATTCTTCCTCGTAATCATTCATGAGTTTTAGATACATATTTTACCTTTCCTAACTAAGTCCGCACCAACGGTTTGCGTTAGTTGCGGCGGGTTGCCGCACCACATTTACAACCGAAGTTCTCTAATTGGTAGGCGTTGCATGTACAGCCGGGAGCCTTCCCGCCGTCAACTGCACGCATTGTTAGACCGCTTCATGGTAGCCACCAACACGGACAAATTTGGCGAAGCTGTAATACAACCAAAACCAAACCTATGACTCCAGCCAGCCATACTGTGATAAATATTAGTTCTCGTTTCTTGTTCATTGATTTTCCTTGCCCGAAAGAGCGGGCTAACGGTTTGCGTTAGCGGTTGGCGGGATTTCTCAAAATCCATTCGGGCAACGCAATACCGGGTAATAATTCATCCGCCAATCCGCTGCACGCCGTGTTGGGCGGCACATGGGACGCGCAGTACGCACGATAAAAACCATCTTTACGGATCGAGCCGCCATTTTTCAAAACAATCTTTTCGGTGGCTTTGGTTGTTTTGGCAGTTGCCAAATGGCGACCACACGAAAAACAGTATTGAGAGTGCATGATCTTACACACGATAGTATCACCTAAAATTTTCACTGTTTGCTCCTTCTGGCTATAAGGTAGCCGCCGAACGGCTTGCGTTAGGCGCATGGGTGGCTATGACTGTCCGATTTTGACCGCCGCCCACCCATGTCGCCTGCACGCATTTGTTAGCCCGCTTCATGACCTCTGAAACTTCCTGCCACACTTCGGACATACTTTCTCGACTTTGTTGCCAGTTTTCCTGACAACAAGTTTCACGCCGAACCCACAAAAAATACATCTTGTTTTACGTAGTTCACGAAAAATCTTGGTACTGCTTCCGTGCGGTCTGACAATACTCATAATTACATCCTTTGCAAAGTGCCAGCTAACGGCTTGCGTTAGCGGCGGGGCTGACCGCACGCAAGACAATAATTTGTGCCATTCGCCACCGTGAAGGATAACCCTTCTTTGCACGCACAGTAAGCCCCGTCCGACTGCACGCATGTGTTAGGTGGCTGGAATATGACAATGCACATCACGGCGGCGGCAATCATCCCACCCGCCACAAACATTCTGACCCTGACCAATGCGGCCGCGAGCACACTGGCGCTCAACATCACAGCAGCCAACGGCTGGGGTAAACCATGTTTGGCTCCGACAAAGATGGGACGACCACGCAAAAAGCGAACCGTGCCTTTCATGCAAAAGTCGTGCCACCAATTAGTATTAGTGCGGGCAGGAAGTAGACAGACAACCGTTGCTCCTCGCAGGCTTTCCGTGTAAGCCTTTTTGACCCACACAGATTGCCGACCAAATGGCGGGTTCATCCAACACGCATGCCACTGTGACCAATCTTGCAAAAGACCATTCTCCTCAATGGTATATCTTAGTGAACACTTCTTGTTATGCTCGGAAGCACAAACATCAATCACGATGTCAAATTCAGCCTCCAACGGTTTGAAGATACTATCGGGAGTTTCCCAATCTTCTCTTGCGTGTGCAAACTTCGTATCAAATTTAGCCATAAGCCACCTAACGGTGTGCTTTACCTGCGCTTGGTGGGCTTGGATAAGGTTTGAGATGTGGATAAAACTTTCGGCTTGGAAACTGCTTTTTTAGGCGCAGACTCCCAAGCGTCAGGTGCAGGCTTTGTTCGGCGGCGTTATCATCTTCGTTTTCTTCTTCCAGGCGGCAAACTTCGCACAACTCAAATTCACCGCTTGGGCTTAGATTTGCTGGCAAACAACTACATTCATAAATACCCATTTATTTCTCACTTCTCGGCTGGCAAGGTAGCCGCCGAACGGTTCGCTTTAGTGGCTTGGCGGTTCGTAACCTTCGCAAAAAGACACACCGTACCGCCAAGTCCACTGCAAGCGTTTGTTAGACCCCGCCCCACATATTGCGAATATCATCAGGGGAGAGACCACTGGACAAAAGAGAAGCAATCATTTGTTTACTCTCTTGTTCATTGCGATACTCTGGGGTCATTTGGTGCATGACCAAGAGACCAGCCACAACATCATCGCGCTCATCGTGGCTTGACTTGCCCATCATGCGGGCAACTGCGCCGAATAAACCAGCCATTGCCATATTGTTTGGGTCATCAGAATCAATCCGCAGACCTGTTTCGCGTTCCATTCGTTCAATCAAATCACTTGCTGCGCTCATGTTTTTTCTCCTTTTGGGTGATACCCTGCCAGCAAGACAGGGGTCTAACTAGGGTATGAGCGGAGTGTACATCGTCGCACTCATTTTCAAAAATCCAGCTTGATGTACCTTTTCCGCTTTTTGTTTATTACAACATCAGGCACGACTTTCTCAAGTGCCTTTTCCAGGGCGATTTTTACCGCATCAGTCCTGCTCATTTTGTAGATCGCATCCTCATTCAATTTATCTGCAAGTGCTTCGATGCAAGGCAGGTAGTCCGTGAGATCAGGTCGGTATTTCATCTTCGTTTTCCAGCGCGTCGTGATCCTGGACGCATTCCCACTCGCGGGTGAGTGGGTTGTACTCCATCTCGTGATCGCATATCCGGCAGACGGGATCGCCGTCCGGGGATTCGGAGGGAGGGTCGAAGGTGAGGCGGGTCATGCTGGCTCCTGGGCGAGAAGGGCGCGGGCTTCTTCAGGTAATTCCACGAACATCACACCAATTGAGGTTATGTGTTTTCCGGTCCCGTTACAGACGCGGCACTCAATCATATCATCCGAAAAAACGCCTTTGCCATTACAGTAATCACAATCGCTGAAGTTGTCAGAAAATTTACTGACAAACTCCCTCAGTTTCGCATTCTCCGCTTCCAGCGCCGCGATAGTTTGTGTTTGACTACCATGCAATTCTTCGAATTTGTTCATGTGCGTTTTCCTTTTCTATACCAGGATTATAAAGCAGGAACATTGAATTTGTCAAGGGCGTTTACTAAACTGGTTTATAAAGAAGTTACAAAAATGACAGTAAATTTACTTGACAACACAATCAAGGCGTAGTAATATCAGGACATGGAAAAAAAATACCCCACCCCCCACTCCCGCCGCGTGCTGGGAAATGAATATGAACAGACCCGCCGCGAATATGCAAAGCGGGCGCGCAGCCTGCTAAAGAAAGGTTACTCGCTGAGACGGGCCGCGGCGATCATCGGGGTTAGCCACCAAACAATTAATTTATGGATGAATATATACTATCCATCAGATAAGGAGGCGGAAGGGGAAGCGTAACCAAAACACATCGCCAGCGTCATGTTGGTGATAGAATAGAAAAAGCCCGTCACGTGAATGACGGGCAGGCAACTGAGCAATCATCCTTCTCCGGGATTAGGCTCTTCTCCATCTTACCACAACTCGTGGAAAATGGGAAAGGGCGGAAAGGCAAGAATGTATCATCCCTACAAATCCAAAACAATCGAACGTATCTCCCTCGCGCAGGTTCCTGTACGCGAGATCACGCCGCAGGAGCAGCTTGACATTCTCGACAGAGAGATCAAGACGCTCCGCGGCTGGATAACTGTTTATCTCAAGGCGGGGCAGGCCAAAGAAGCTGCCACTCATCAGGCGACACTCGCCCGCTTCGAGATGGAGCGCGAGCAGATCAAGGCGCACATTTACGCAGACCCCCAGCGTGCCAAACTTGAAAAACGCCTCCCGTTTTTTGACGCTATCCTGGCAAACGACACAGAGGGAATGCGCCGATTGCTGAAAGCGGTGCGATCATGACCGACAACGATTATTTCGAGTTGATATTCCTGGAACTCTACGCACATGCCGCATTTGAAGCGGACGACTGCGACGAGAACCTGAGCGAATGGGCGCACCTATCCCGCACATTGAGTCGGGAGCGAGCCGAGCGAGCCGCCGCACGAGCGCCGCAACCGCCTCCCGTCTTTGGATCGGCGGAGTGGTTCGCAAGTGTGCCTGAAATTGAACCCTAATCACAGAAAGAAAGGAATAAACATCATGCAAAATGCAATCGTAAAAAATCCAGTTACCGAATACCTCCGCCAGCCTGACAACTTCCAGGATTTTGTCAACCTGCTTGGAAAAGATGCCGCGCCTTATGTGCAAAGCGTAATCATTGCCGCGTCCTCCACAGAGGACTTGATGCAATGCACGCCGCAGAGCATTCATAGAGCCGCCTTGCGCGCCGCGTCTCTCGGTTTATCCTGTGACCCCGCCGTAAAACAGGCATGGCTTATCCCTCGCAATCGAAACATTGCCCCGAAAGGGCAGACCCCGAAGTGGATCAAGGAAGCGCAATTTCAGCCTCATTATTTTGGGGTTTACTTCCTCGCTATGCGAACGAACAAGTACTGGATCATCAACGTTGCGCCGATCTATGAAGGCCAGCAGGTGTTTGAAAACCCATTGACCGGACTGCACGCGGTACAGGAGGAAAATGGATTTATGGGTCAGCCGCAATCCTATAACGCCGCATATTCCCGCAATGTCACTGTGCGACGCGACCAGGGCAAGAAAGTAATAGGCTGGCTTGGCTACTACAAGACCACGAAGGGGTTTGAGAAGTCCGTCTATATGTCCTGCGTCGAGATCGAAGAACACGCCATGAACTATGTCAAAGACTATTTAGACGACGACGGGAAGATAAAAAACCCAAACTGGAAAGACCCAAAGAAGCGCCCCACGATGGAAATGAAAACCGTCCTGCGTGCGCTTTTGAATTGGGCGGATAAGAGCGGCATCGAACACTCTCCGCAACTCAGGGAAGCATTGAGGGCAGATGAGCCGATTGACGTGGAGGCAGAGGATATTCCGGTGACGCAAGACCTGTCTGCACAGGCAGAGCCGGAGGACATCACTGGCGATTTGGATAAAGATTTTCCACCCGAAACCGACTTGCACCCCATGACCTACGACGAAGCGAAGCAGGTTGTCGTCAAAGTCAAAGGCGGCAAAGAGAAGTTTATGGGCGAGTTGACCAAAGAGCAACTCGATTATGTGATTGAAAAATCCATCCTGAACGAGAAAGTCGAAGCCGCCAGGATTGTGCTTGCCCATGATTTCCAGATGGAAGCCGTGAGCGCAGAACCGGAAAGCCCAAAACTTTTATAACCCTATCATCCCCCAGCGCGGTTTCTTGGCTCGCCGCGCTGGGGTGGGCAAACATGAAAGAAGGACATGATGGAAGAACAACATATTTATCACCACTCAGATAATGACGGCGCACGTATCAATGTAAAAGTTGAAAAGAATACAAAGGGTTTCAACTATGAAGCAACTATCACAGGCGCGAAAACTGTTGATGAAGCAATCGCGCTTTTGAAAGAAGCCCAGGCGAAACTTCAAGCCGAGTATGGCGGTGAAGCGGGCAACACGCCGTGAGCCTTCGCACTACCTAAGCCACTCCGCGTACCACCGGCGCGAACATGAAAGAAGGATGACATGTATTGGATGAATATTGATACAGGAAAAGTAACAGCAAGGGATTTTGACGATCCGCCATTTGGTAATTTATGGATAGAGATCACCGAAGAAGAGTATGGCGATCTTGTTCATCCCTTGGGAACTGGGCAGCAATATTCTATCTACACCCAAGAGTTTGACGACTTCTCCGACGCAGACCCCGGACTTTAGCCACAAGCGTGACCGGCGGCATGCTGGCAAATCTAATCTGATTAGATTACACAGATGATTGCAACCGCCGGCTGGCCGCCGCCCCCACCGACCAGTATGAACCACTACATAACCCTGCTGGCGGTTCCACCAGCAACAGCCCCGGAGCGGCGGGGCAAAACATAAGGTATTACGGGCTGGTCGAAAGGGTGCTTGGGCTGTATAGCCGTTAGCAATTCTCGATAAGTATGCCGAAGTTGCAGAACATCCAGAGACAAACAAGCCCCTACCAGCCCGCTACCACCCCTGCCGTGTGAGTTGTCTCTTATCGCTACCGACGACAACGTAATTCTAGCGAGCGGCAAGGGGAGCATAGGTCACCGAGCAAGCGGGTCTTGCAGTCTCTTGAAAACAGGCGTTTGGCTTAGTCGAGTGGGCGTGACTTGCTACATGAGAAAGGATTGACCAATGTTGGCATATATCGACCAAACACTCAAAACGCGAATGGAGAGCATTCGCATCAGCCCGCCCCGCGCCTTCTGGTGCATGGAGCACGGCTGGCGGAACAGGCACGGCGTAGACCGTGATGGCCACGGCGGGTACATCTGTATCGTTTGCAAACAGCCGATCACGAAGATCGTGGAACTCGCCGCCGCGCTGGAACAGGAGAGCACATGAGCAAGAACCCACTACTTCAAACCCTTATTTCGATGACAGGGCAAGATAATGTTATTACGGTTCACCGCCCGTTTGTCGAGTTCACAGGATCACTTGAGGCGGCAATGATGCTATCTCAATTGCTCTACTGGACATCAAGATCAACAATGGGCGGGTGGATAGCAAAGTCAGATAAGGACTGGAAAAAGGAACTTTGTCTTACCAGATACGGGCATCGAAAAGCAACCGAGACACTTGTATTGATGGGTGTGGCTGAAACACAAATAAAGAAATTCAACGGCGCACCAACCACTCATTACCTAATCCTTTGGGAAACTCTAGAAAACGAGTGGATTAGCTGGCTCCGTTCGTCTGAAAACGAACGAACGGAAAGTGCGAAAACGGACGATGGAACGTCCGAATCCGAACTTTCCTTAACAGAGACTACAGCAGAGACTACTTCAAAGATTGAGGAGGAGGACGTAACTCAAGACATTTTCAAAGTTTACCAACGCGAGATTGGTGTATTGACTAAAGTATCTGCTGACTTCTTGGAAGATGCTGAAAAGACTTACGGCCCCAAATGGGTCTGTGATGCCATTACAGAAGCCGTGAAAAACAACGTCCGGAACTGGAAGTACATCGAGGCGATTTTGAAACGCTGGAAGGCGCAAGGCAACCAAGAAGCGATGAATAAAAACGGTAAATGGAAATCCAGCAAGCCTGACCTCACCGAAATCATGCGCGAATATGCAGAGGAACATGGATATGGCAACGCATTTTGAGATAACAGAAGTCGTAAACTTAATCAAGCGTCTCCCAAACTCCCCTATTACAGACAAGATCGGACTTGACGAAACGGTACGCCTGTTCCTGGCGGTGCTGGGTGATCTACCTGCTGAAACTATAAAGACGGCGACCATCCAATACTTGAGCGAGGGCAACCCCTTCTTCCCCACTCCTGGCGCAATCCGCGATAAGGCGATGGAACTGCAAATGCTGGCTCTTGGAATCCCGACGCCTGCGGAGGCATGGGGAATGGTGCTCACGGCGCGGCAATATGTGGAGCCTGTATTTTGTGCCGAGGGCTGGAGGTCACGATCAACCGGGGATAAGGCGAATGAAGAATACTGGAAGGTGGTCAAGGAATCACGCAAGCATGATGACGAATGTACGTCCTGTCGTCCTGGTGGCTTTCAGGAAATTTACGGGCATAATGCCGTCGCTGAAACTGTGCGTCTGCTGGGGGGGCGTGACATCATTCTGACCGACAACCCCGTAGCAGACCGAGCGCGCTTTATTGAAGCATACCGCGAAGTAGTCGCCCGCGAGCGCATGAAGATGGCGATGACGCCGCGAGTATCACAGTTTATTGAACAGTCTCAACACCTGCTGGAAGATGACCAGCGCGCAGCGCTTGATACCGGCGAGAGTGCAGAACTCAGCAAGCAAATGAAACGGCTTACAGCCAGATTGGAAAAATGAAATGGCAACGATACACACGACGATGGATTTACCGCACGGCTGGCACAGATGGTTTCTGGTTCACGACGAAGCGGAAGCCGCGCAGATAGCGCAAGGCAAGACCGGATGCTACCTGTTCCAGTCGCAGATCATCAAGGCGCTGTACCTTTTAGTGCCAGAAAGTAAGGATTGACATGCCTCCCGCAAAACAAAAACGAAGTACAGTCCACAAGTGCTTCCATGCGGACTACATAAATGGGAAGTGTCTCAGATGCCGCAACAATCGCCGCTGGAAGGAATACAAAGAAAATGTCTACCCTATTTTCAC